GATTCACATATGATGGTTCATTAGATCAAAAGTTTATTTTAAATAATTCCTTTATTGATACTTCAACAATCGTTGTATTTGTTGGAGATCGGGAATATACAAAGGTAGATAATATATTAAGAGTTAATAAAGACTCTGAAATCTTCTTACTTCAGGAAGTTCAGGACGAAAAATACGAAATTTTGTTTGGTGATGGAATTATTGGAAAAAAACTTGAAAATGACGCAAATATTACTGTAAGTTATATTACAACGAATGGAACATCTGGTAATGGACCTGCATTCTTCTCATTTGCTGGAAATATAGTAAATTCAACTGGAATAAGTATAACTCCTGTTAATACACCTTCAATTACAACAATCAGTGGTGCCACAAATGGCGGTAATATTGAAACAATTGACTCAATTAAGTATTTTGCTCCTCGTTTATACTCATCTCAGTATCGAGCAGTAACTTCAAGAGACTATGAGGCGATTGTTCCTTTAATTTATCCAAATACTGAGTCAATATCTGTAGTTGGTGGTGAAGATTTGGATCCACCACAGTTTGGAACCGTCTTTATATCAATAAAACCTAAAAATGGTGAATTTATATCCGATTTTGATAAGGTTCAGATACTTAATAACCTTAAAAACTACTCTTTGACTGGAATTAATCAAAAAATAGTCGATTTACAGATATTATATGTTGAACTTGATTCATTTGTATACTATAACTCAGCTCAAATCACAAATGTTGATGATTTAAAGACTCGTATTACAAGTGCATTGACAACCTACTCTCAATCAAGAGATGTAAACAAGTTTGGTGGCAGATTTAAATATAGTAAAGTCTTAAACGTGATTGATAACGTTGATAAGGCAATTACATCAAATATCACAAGAGTTACAATTCGAAGAAATTTACAAGTTCTTCTAAATCAGTTTGCTCAATATGAATTATGTTTTGGTAATCAGTTTAATGTCAAACCAGGTGGATTCAATATTAAAAGCACGAAATTTACAATCTCTGGAGAAACAGGTGAATGTTTCTTAACAGATACACCAAATGCCGATTTAAAAACTGGGATTCTTTCAATTGTTAAGACAGATGCAAGAAATGACACAGAGTCAGTCATTGCCCAATCAGCGGGAACAATCGATTATGTAAAAGGAGATATAAATTTAACAACCATTAATATTACTTCAACAGCAAAACCAAACAATATAATCGAAATTCAAGCTTTCCCTGAATCGAATGATGTTGTTGGTTTAAAAGACATATACCTCGATTTTAGTATCAGTGATAGCACAATAAATATGGTAAAAGATACCATTACTTCTGGTGAGAAGATTTCTGGTGTAGGATTTAAAGTAACATCTAGCTACAACAATGGAGAAAAATTCAGAGGATAAAATATGATCACAACCACTGGAGGATTAGATACTAGAGTTAATATACAACAAATAATTGAAAATCAATTACCAGAGTTTCTATTATCTGATAGTCCTAATTCTGTAGAGTTTTTCAAAGCATATTATCTCTCTCAAGAACATCAGGGTGGTACAATTGACATTATTGATAATTTAGATCAATATTTAAAATTAGATAATTTAACACCTGAAGTAGTTGGTTCTGGAACCACTCTTTCAATTGGAATTGGAACAGATGATAAGACAATATTTGTTGATTCTACAAAGGGATTTCCTAAACAATATGGTCTTTTTAAAATTAATGATGAAATAATAACTTACTCTGGTATTGGTTCAACTTCATTTACTGGATGTATACGTGGTTTTTGTGGAATAACAACTTATAATTCTTCTGATAATCCAGGTCAATTAATATTTTCAACTTCATCTGCAGATGTTGGAATAGCAAATACAACTGTTACTAACTTAAGTTCTTTATTTTTAAAAGAATTTTATAAAAAACAAAAATTTTCCTTAACACCTGAATTAGAAAATTCTACCTTTGTACCTTCACTTAATGCTGGTAATTTCATAAAAGAAGCAAGTACTCTTTATCAATCAAAAGGAACTGAAGAATCTTTTAGAATACTATTTAATGTTTTATATGGAGTAACTCCAAAAATTATTGATTTAGAATCTCTTTTATTAAAACCATCAGCAGCTGAATTTATTCGACGTGAAGTTCTAGTATGTCAAATAATAAGTGGTGATCCTCTTAAATTAAAAGGTCAATCTGTTACAAAATCTACAGATTCAGCAACTAGAGGTGCCGTTTCTGATGTTGAACCATTAACTACTAAGGAAGGTAATTTATATTATAAAGTAAGTTTATTTGTTGGTTTTAATGACGTTGATTTAATAACTGGGACATTTACCATACCAGGTAAAACAAAGGCAATTGGAAATATTGGATCTGGGACAAGTATTGTAACTGTAGATTCAACCGTCGGATTTAATACATCTGGAACGTTTATATCTGGTATCAATACTGTTACATATACAGATAAGACCATAAATCAATTTTTAAATTGTTCTGGAATTACATCTTCAATATCAACATCATCTGATATTAGAGCCGATGAAGTAATTTTTGGATATGAGAATGGAGATCTTACTAAAAAAGTTGAATTAAGAATTACTGGAGTAATATCAGATTTTAAACCAGTAACTGATATAATATTATCTACTGAAGGAGAAGAAGTTGGTATTCGAAATTTAGGAGAACAAGTATTAAATCCTGAGACAGATAAGTCTTATAAAGAAATTAATAGTAATTCATGGATTTATAATACTGCTTCTCGTTTCCAGATAAAAACACCATATAATGCGTCTAATAGAACAACTCCAGAGTTACTAACTGATGTAGATAAATCGCAACTAAGAAAAGGTGATAAAATTGAAATATTGGTTAGAAATGAACAAACACCACAGGCAACAGCTGTTGTAGATGATAAAATTACTGGTAGGCAAATTAACTTAGGATCTCTCACACCAAGTACCTTTGTTCCAGCTTTTGGTCAATTGTATGACATTAGAAGACAGTTAAAAACGGCATCTAGTAGTAGTATTCCTTTAGAATTTGGAAATAATACTTTAACATCAGATATAACAAACATATATGTAGAAACAACTAAAAACGTATATGCAGCATCAAATTCATTACCATCATATGAAATAGAAGTTGGAGTTGCTAAAACAAATGCGTCAGACGTACAAAATTTTAATAATATTTCGAATAAGTTTTCTGAAATTTCTTTCGGTTTAGATGTACCATTTATCACAGGTGATGAAGTAATATACAAACCAACTAATGATCCCATTCCAGGATTAGAATCAGGAGCAAAATATTTTGTAAGAGTTAGACCACCAGTAGGTAATGTTAGCAATAAAATTAATCTCTATATATCTGCTTCGTTTATAGCTAAAGATTTAGAGGAGGGAACTAGTACATTTGTTGAGTTTGGTGATCTTCCAACTGGGACTAACTCTGGTACACACAAATTCATACTGTCAAGACATAGTTCTGAAGTAATAGGGTCTCAAAAATTATTAAAGCAATTTCCAACTGAACCCAACATTGAAAATGGTAATTCAGTTAAAACATTACCAGGAAAAACTGGAATGCTAATAAATGGTGTTGAAATAAGTAACTATAAATCTTTCGATAAAATTTATTCAGGTCCTTTAACAAAAGTGTCTGTTTTTAAAAAGGGTAATAATTATGATATAATTAATCCACCAACTATAACAATATCTGATTCACCGACTGGATCAGGAACAACAGCTCTTGTACAACCAGTTATAATTGGACAAATAGAAGATGTACAAGTAGATCAGCAAGATTTTGACATAGACAGTGTTAACTCTATAACTGTTAAAGGTGGTAACGGAACTGGAGCTGTTTTACAACCAATTGTTACACAAAGATTTAGAGAAATAAGTTTTGATGGGAGGGAAAGAGTAAATGCTATTGTAGGTGGAGTTGATATTAATAATGAGACTATAATTTTTAACAAAACTCACAATCTAAATGATGGTCAAGCTTTAATCTATGATAGTAATGGTAATGATTCAATTGGAATCAACTCTTTTGGTGGAGCAAATACACCTCAAATTGGAACTGGAACCACTAATCCAAATGCCACTCTTCATAATGGAGCAGTATATTTTCCAAAAGTTGTAGGTGTGGGAAATTCTGTAAGATTATTTCCATCTAAAGCAGATTTCATTGCTGGTATTAACACTGTAGGATTTGCAAACACTCATTTAGGTGGTACTCATAAATTTAGAATAAAAGATGGTAAAAATCATTTACGTTCTGTTAAGGTTTTAGATTCTGGTCAAGGATACGCAAATCGAAAATTATTTGTAAAACCAGTTGGAGTATCAACTATCAGAGATAGCATTTATTTTGAGAGTCATGGTTTTAAAAATAATGAATTAATTCAATATTCAGTTGAATCTGGAGGAACATCAATATCGGGTTTATCAACAGCAAATCAATATCGAATTATAAAACTTAGTGATGATGAATTTAGAATCGCTAATGCTGGTGTTGGTGGTACTATAACATCTAATTATAAAAGAAATAATTATATACATTTTAATAGTAAAGGTGATAACTATCAAATTTTTGAATATCCACCAATTGAATTAGTAATTGATGCAAAATATTCTAAAGTAGCAATAGCATTAACAGAATCTTTAGTATTAACACCGATTGTAAGGGGAAGTATTGAACAATCTTATTTGTATCATACAGGAACAGGATATGGATCAACAGTATTAAATTTTGAGAAAAAACCAGTTATTACTATTACAATTGGTGAGTTAGGAATATTTAAACCTATAATCAAAGAAGGTAAAGTAATCGCTGTTGATATTGAAAACCAAGGTCAAGATTATAGTGCTCCTCCAGATCTTCTTGTCGAGGGAGATGGTTTTGGAGCATCTTTGAGAGCGATAGTAGAAAATAATAAAGTTATTAATGTTAAAATTTTAAATTCAGGAACTGGATATACTACAGAAAAAACTTCAATTCTAGTAACTCCACCTGGTTCTGAATCTTTATTAGAATCTAATGTTAGAGAATTAAACGTAAATTTAGCTCGAAAAAATGTTAAAAAAAATAATGATCCAGATAAATCAGATATCGTATCTCAGTCAGGATCAGACAGTTTAGGATATTCATTTGTTGGATATTCAGCTAACACTGGTAAAGAACAATTTGGAGATGATGGTAGCACACATTCTCCTATTATTGGATGGGCATATGATGGAAATCCAATTTACGGTCCATATGGTCATTCTGATCCGATGGATATTAACTCTAAGGTTATTTTACTGACACCAGGATATGTTAGAGATATTGGAAATGTAAATGATAGACCAATTGGTTTTCATAATGGTTTCTTCGTTGAAGATTACAATTTTGATGGAAGTGGTGATTTGGATGATAAAAATGGTAGATATTGTAGAACTCCAGATTATCCGAATGGAGTATATGCTTATTTTGCTGGAATATCTACAAATTCAAAAACTAGTACACTCGAACCAAAATTTCCTTATTTTATAGGTGATAGTTATCGTTCAGATCCACCAGAGGAAAATTTTTCTATTAATCAATCCACTTACGATTTTAATAAAAAAACAATCGCAAGAAATACATTTCCATATAAAGTTGCTGATCCTTTTGCCAATAATGACTTTATAGTAGAATCTAATGAATTAGTAGATCAAATTTCTTTTGTAGATTCTATTTCAAAAGGAGTGGTTGATGATTTTGATATTATTGAATCTGGTTCTGGATATAAAGTTGGAGAAAATGCATCTTTTGATAATACAGGAACAAATGGTGGTGGATTAACAGCATCCATAAAATCTTTAACTGGAAAAGATCTTTTAAATATAAACACTAATGTTGAAAATTGGCAAAATGTAGTTTTTATATGGGATAGTCCAAATCAAGTTTCAGGTTATATATCCACTTCACATTCATTAAAACAGAGAGATAATATTATTGTTTCTGGTTTATCAACAACTATATCAGGTTTAACAAGACACCATCAAATTGGTATTACTACATCAGTTGCTTATCTTTATAAAGATCTTGGTACAAGTGCGACTGTGGGTGTGGTTACAGACATTTATGTTTCAACAATACCTAGTTTTGTATCTGTAGGAGATAATATAGGTATTGGAGCTGAAAAATTAAAGATATTAAACATATTTGATGATCGAAATATTTTAAGAGTCACAAGAGGAATAAGTGGAGCAGCACATTCTTTATCAACTCAAGTTAATTATCTTTCAAATTATTTTTCAATACCAGTTAAAACATCTTATTTTACATCAAGAGCAAATGATGTAGTCTATTTTAATCCAAATGAATCTATTGGAGTGGGAACAATCGCTGGTACTGCAGCAACAGTTAATGTTAGTCGAGGAACATTAACTGTTCCAGTATCAATTGATGCTCAGAGTATATTCCTTCCAAATCATCCATTTACACAAAATCAAAGGGTTTCCCTTAACATTCCAATTGGTTCAAATCAAATTTCCATATCAACTATTTCTGGATTATCTCCATCACCTTTAGGTGTAAGTGGTGGAAGTGTTGATGTCTTTGTTATTAATAAATCTAAAGATTTTATTGGAATAACAACTCAAATTGGAATATGTACAAATGGTGTTTTCTTCCATAATAATGGTTCATCAGGTGTCTCTACTTATTTCTTTGAGTCTGACTATACTCAAGTAACTGGTAAGATTGAAAAGGTTGTTTCTACAGTATCAATATCAACCTCAATATCAACCTCTCATGGAATGTTGAACAATGATGTAATATCTTTAAAAATAAATCCAAGTGAAACCATTGGTATTGGAGCTTCAACTGCTGTTAGAGTTAAATTTAATTCAACCGAACAAAAATTATTGGTTGATCCTGTTGTATTTGGTGCTTCAAGTGTAAACACAACTACAAATACTCTTAATATAAGTTCTCATAATTTAATAACTGGTCAAAAAATATTCTATGATGGTGGAAATAATCAAATAGCGGGATTATCAACAGGAGTATATTACACTTATCGTGTTGATGATAATAATTTTAGACTAGGTGATACAAGAAAGGATGTATTAGATGAATATCCAATCATAGTTAATTTAACAAGCACTGGGGGATCGAATCAAGAATTTTCTTTAATCAATCCACCAATATCCGTTGTCAGAGATAATAATTTAAAATTTGATTTAAGTGATAGCTCTCTTACAGGATATGACTTTAAACTTTTTTATGACAGCAAATTTAATAATGAATTTGTTTCTACTGGAACAACTACAACTAATTTAATTGTTGAAACAGGCACAATTGGATCTGCAACTGCTTCATTTACATTGAATCATCATACTGATACTCCAAATTTAATATATTATACATTAGAAAAATCTGGATTTATTAGTACTTCTGATGTAGATGTTGTTAATTTTTCTCAAATTAACTATGAAACAAGTTCATATAATGGTCAATATAATATATCTGGTGTCGGAGTAACAACTTTTGATATTTCATTAAAATCAGTTCCAGATAATTTAAGTTATACAAATTTAAATACTAATATACTTAAATATTCAACCACATCTAAAATAGCCACAGGTGGAATTGATAAAATGTCAATATCTTTTGGTGGAATTGAATATAAAAAATTACCTAAATTTACTGGAATTACATCTACAAATGGAATTAATGCCAATATATCACCAAAATCAAAAACAGCAAACAGAATTAATAGTATCAATATTATTAATCAAGGATTTGAATATGCTTCTGATCCAACACTGAGACCTGAAGCTCTTATATCTCCAATTGTAACTATTAGAGATTCTGGAACTCTTACTGACGTTTCTGTTATTACTGGTGGAAAAAATTATATCATACCTCCAAAATTAATAGTTGTAGATCCAACTACAAATGAAAGAGTTGATAATGGAAAGTTAGATGCAGTATTGGCATCAGGTGGTATTGTTGGTGTCGATATTGTAGACCCATCAAAAGGTCTTTCTTCTTTAGAACAAAGAATTGTATCTGTCGATAATACAAATGGTATTACAATTGATACTGTAGAGTATGATGGTGGAAATAATAGAGTTACTTGTACTTTAGCAACTCCAACATTAGGTTTTAATGAACCACCATTTGCGGTAGGAGACAAAATATTTGTTGAAAATATTGAAAAAATAGGAACTGCTGGAGATGGATTTAATTCGGATAATCATGGATTTAAATTTTTTACAGTATTAGACAATACACAAGGATCAGCATTAGATGCTACTCCAGTAAAGGTTGCTTTTAGTTTAGATACATTTACAAATAATCCTGGTACACCAGTTCTTAATCAAAATGGATATGCCATACTGGTTAATGAAACAGATGTACCATCTTTTACATCTATTCAAGATTTGGGTCTTTTTAGAATAGGGGAAAAAATCTCAGTTCTGAATAATAATTCTTTTATTCCAACCGACTTAAAAATAACAAGTAGTGTATCTAACTCAATAAAAGTATTTGGTAAATTTAGATTAAAATTAAACGATAGAATTAAAGGTGATACATCAGGAACAAGAGCTACAATTAATACTCTAGTAGAAAATTTAGCTACGTTTGATATTGATTTTTCTTTAAGAAGAGATAGTGGATGGAATGATGAAACTGGTAAATTAAGTATAGATAGTCAAGTTTTACCTGATAATGACTATTATCAAAATTTGTCATATGCTGTTCAAAGTCCACTTGAATATGAATCTTTAATTAACTCTGTAAATAGTTTACTTCATCCAAGTGGACTGAAAAATTTTGCTAATGTTGGTATAGGATCAACAACAAATGTTGGTATTTCAACTAATGATAATGTTACTGTAATAAATCAAGACTTAATTACTAATACTAGAGTTGATCAAATTAATATATTTGATAATGCCAAAGATATAGATGTATCATTAAACAGATCAAGATTTTTAGAAATAGCAAAGAAAAAATTAACCAGTTATATTGAGTGTAAAACAAATAGAGTATTAAAGATTGATGATATTGGTTCTGAATTTGCGAGTTCATCGATTCTTGGAGAAAGAAGTGCTGATATTATTGTAGATTCTGAATATGCCAATCTTTTAGTACAAACCATAGATACTTTAACAAATAATATTCAAGCTACCGAATTAACGATTTTCAGAGATTCGACAGATATATTTACATTAGAAAAAGCTAATTTATCAAACACAAACAATTCTCTTGTTGATATAAACAGTAGAATTGAAAATAATTTATCTCTTATATCAATAGTACCTAAAATTGTTAATTCTAATTATACAATTAAAATTTATAATAGCACATTTAATACATCCTTAGTAGGAATATCTACACAATCTATTGGTTTTATTGATTTGGTTGGTGTAACAACTACCGTGGGTATTGGATCTTCTACTAATATTATCTCAGTGGACAAAGATGAATTAGATGCATATAAAGCAAATTTTGAAATAACAGAAATATCTACAGATGAAAAAAGTATTGTTGATTTATATCTAACACATGATGATACTGATACCTATAAAGCAGAGGTATTTACAGATACTGGATCACTAGCATCATTCTCATCTAATTTTATAGGAACTTTTCATTCAAATATCACTAATGGTATTTTACAATTAAATTATGAAAATACAAGTAGTAGTCAAGTTTCTGTAAAAACTAAAATTGTAGGATTTGGAACAACTGCTTCTGGAATTTCAACTTATCATTTTAAAGATCCAGGTCAAGCAGATGGTACAGAAAGATCGATGAGATTAGAATCTTCATTCCTTAATATTGGAGTTTCGACTGGAGGTATTGCTTTTGACAATACTTCACCTAATGTTTATGCTGGAGATTCTTCATCTGGAATTAGTTCAACAAATGTATCAACAATAAAAAGTAACATAAGAGTTTCTATTGGAGATATAAGTGCTATTCATCAATTATTAACCGTTAGGGATGGAAGTGATGTATATACAACTCAATATCCATTTGTTTCTATTGGAACAACTACTGGTATTGGTACATTTAAATCTAACGTTACAGATGCGATAAGAATACAATTTATTCCAGATTCTCAATGGAACGGACAACCTATTAATATACAAAGATTTGATGAAATAATCTATACAGATAGTGACAAATTAAATATAGCTCCAGATCTAACTTATGGATCAATTACAGAATCATTGTCTATTTTTGAATACGTATCAGCTGGTGATGACATAGATAAAAAGGAATTTGATCTAAAACATAAAAATGTTCCTATTTTTGAAAAAACATTTAATCCTTCTGGAACTGGTATTAATACAACAACTGGTTTATTTACAATTACAGATCATTTCTTTAACACTGGTGAAAAATTAATTTATACTCCAACTTCAACCTTTACGGGAATCGCTGGAACTGCGATGCAGATGTCAAACGGATCTGTGTTGCCAACAGAAGTTTTTGCTGTCAGAGAAACTAAAGATACATTTAAACTTGCCACATCTAAAGCAAATGCAACAGCAACCATACCGACAACAATTACTTTTACTGGACAAAGTGGTGGTAATCTTCATAAATTGGAGATGTTTAAAAAACTTTCAAAGAGTATAGTACTTGTTGATGGATTAATACAATCACCATTATCATATACACCAACAACGACAACTTTACAAAGTAATGGTGGAACTGTAGGAACTGGAAAAACTATTTTTAATGTTGTTGGAATATCTTCTATTATACCAACTTCAATTTTAAAAATAAATGATGAATACTTAAGAGTTAATTTAGTTGGTATTGGTACAAGTAATTCTGGTCCGATAAGTGGAATTGGAACATATAATTTAGTGTCTGCTGAACGTGGATACGTAGGAACATCAACTGCTTCACACAGTGATGGAGATATTGTTAGACTCTATTCTGGATCATTTAATATAATAGGTAGTAAAATTCATTTTACAGATCCACCAAAGGGTGCTGCTACAACTAACAAAAATACGTCCAATCTTAGTTTTCCACAATCTGCTTTTGATGGAAGAGTTTATTTAAGACAAGATTACACAAGTAACAGAATTTTTGATGATATTTCTCAAAATTTTACTGGTATATCATCTTCATTTACAATGAAAGTTGGTGGAGCAAATACAACGGGTATTTCAACTGGAAGCACTCTTATTCTTTTAAATGGAATATTCCAACAACCATCAACTTCAAACAATGCGGGTCAAGATTATAGTTTCTTTCAAACTGGTGCTGGACATACTGGAATTACAAGTGCTATATTTACAGGTATAACGACTGTTAAATCTAATGGAAATATTGGAACTATAGTTCAAGATACCTCTGATCCAAATGCAAATCAACTTCCTAGAGGTGGAATACTTGTATCAGTCGCATCTACAGGTGGAATGGGTGTTGCTCCACTTCAGGGAGCGATTATAAGACCTTTAATCGGAGCTGGTAAGTCAATCAGTGGATTCATTGGAATTCCAACGACTGGAGCGTCACTAGCAATTAGTACAGCTTCATATGATAATGTATCTGGAGAAATGCAGATTACAACAGAGACGGATCATAATTTTAGATATCCAAATGAATTTGTAAGATTACGTGATTTAGAATTTACCTGTAGTGGATACTCTGGAGCTGGTACTACCACAATATTCCCAGATACTATAAACGATAAACCATTTTCCATAATTTCAATAGAATCTAGGCATCAATTTACTGCGAATGTTGGAGTAAGCACTATCCCACACACATTTTTAGGGTCTTTTGGACCTCTTCAAAGAACTGGTATTGCCTCAGCTTATTATGCTGATTTGAATGTAGGATCTGGATATTTTGCTTCTGGAATTGGTGTAACAGTTTCTGTAGAAGATTTGGAGTTTGAGCATAGATTTGTAAGTTCTGGTATTAATTCAATTACGGCTAACTCTGGAGGACCATTTACAGCAACCAATGCTGATTATGTTTCTTCAACAGGAGTTTTAACATTAACTATTCCTAATCATGGATTAACACTAAGTAATACTCTTGGAATTACTACAGGAGGAT